AATGTGGATAGGTTATAAGTTTTTTTCAGCTTGCTCTAATGTTGGTTCATCAAATAAATCATTCAACATTTGAGTAGCAATATTCATAATGAACGCCACATCCATTCCGCGAAGTTCAAGTTTATCTGTATCATCAAATATTTTTGTGCCATCTTCATTTTCTGCTTTCATACAAATTAAATCGACCAAAGCATTCATGGATGGTATTGAACCAGATAAAACATCATCATAAAATTTAGGATGTAATCTCCTTAATTTTTCATCTTCACGAACTTTTAATTTAGAATAATAGACTTTCAAAGGTTGTCCATTTTCACCTAAACCTTCAACACTAAAGGAACTTTTCTCTTTAGATTGTTGAATTGCAATTAAGCGTTCACCAATTTTAGACATATTAAGAAGCAGTTCCTTCAGTTAATGCGCCTGTGCCTTGTAAACTTATTGAAGCTGTTGCAACACCATTAGCTTCTTGACTAACAGAAAAACCAGTTACATATGCTGATCCATATAAATACTTATCAACACCTGAAGCTGTGCCTTCATAGTAGAAGTTTGCTGTTACTGAACCCTGAGCACCAGCTGGAATACCAGCAGCAGTTTTAATAGCGCCTTGAGCAGTATCTGCTTCATCATAAAATAAATCAACTGTGGCAGTCCAGCCAGACATAGTTGTTTCAAATGTCTTAACTGTGCTACCTATATTTGACACTTCAACTGTGTCTTGTGTTACGTCTAAAGACCAGTTCGTTACCTGTGAAAGTGTATCTGAACCAATCTTAATGACGGCTTCAACTCCTTTAGCGTATGCCATATTAATCTCCTTTAAAGTGGGGTTGATGAATTAGTAAGCGAAGTTTTATAGCTTACATTAAAAACCATTCTGGCAGTTCCTATTGGTTTTTCGCCCAGACTGGAATATTCGATTTCTGTTGTTGTAAGTTCACATAAAATACTTGTGCCATTTAATGTTGGATCAGCGCCAATTGCTTCTTCAACTTCTTCACAAATATTATCCATTGTATCTTCAATGTTATTATTTTGCTCAACAAAACATTCACAAATGATTTCTAAATTTCTAATTAAAGCGCCTGGGCTAACTTCATCCAATTCAGATGTTTCATTTTCAGCAACAACAACTAATGCTGGTAAATTGTCTTGTGTTAAATTATATAATCTGGTGTCAAAAACATTTGATCCAGTTGTGCTTAATCCTGTTACCAAAGTAACAAATCTTTCCCTAATTGTTTGTCTTGCGTGTGCCATGATTTATTGCTTTTGTAATTGTAATAAACTGACGCCTGTTCCATCCCTTTCAATAACTTTGACTTTATAATTAACATCAACGTCATTGACTGGTATCAACAATGTGTCATCAACTTTGGCACCAGTTGGAATATCAGATGTTTTCATAGTGAACGTTGGACTATTGGATGAAACAGCTATTCCAAAATCATCTGGTGCTGAAAAATATGTTTTATCAAAAACACCAGTTACAACATATTTGTCTGAAGTTGCTGCAACTGTCCAAGTAACTTGAATAGCCCAATCATTCACATTGAAAAACGCATTTGAAGCACTATCAATCGTCATTGTGATCTTCTAAAGGTTGATCTGGGGAATAATTTTCCACAAAACTATCTTTTGGAATATCAACAACTTCGTCTGATCCAACATATTTAGCTTTTTCATTCTGAACTAACTTATCAGCTGTTACAGTCGCTAAGTCTAAAATGTCACCAGCTTCGTATTCAACTCCAGTTATTTCAACAGCAGTTATGAGTTTAACTTTACTCATCTCTGTTATCCGCTTCGTTAACTCTTGTTGTTTTTTTTGCTCCACTAGCTTTGGCTTCAGTCGCAACGCCACAATTTATTAAATATCTGCCGTCACTTTCGCTCTGAATTTCAACTGTTTTACCAGCTTGAACTTTTTTACCTTCAATTAGTGAATCTCTAAGTAGTGTTATTTTCATGTTTTTATTTGGCGGGGATTGCTCCCCGCCATCTCCTAAAAAATTTTTAGTAAGGGTCAATTTCTAGTTATGAAGAAACGCAGAAACTGACAGGGTGTTTAACGCCAAAGTCCATTGAAGTTAGAACTCTTAAACGTAGTCCACCAGATAGGAAAAGAGCTTCCCTTGAAGCTTCAACTTCAAGTCCGCCGCCCCATGTAGCAACTATAAATTCACTAAAGTCACCGAGGATAGCATTGTTCGCTGGAACCTGACTTGAAATTAAAATTGGGAAACCATTTAAGAAGCCATCTCTAGCAGCAGGCGGTGAACCAGCACCAGTTGTTTGTAGAGATTTAGCACCACCATTTAACGCAGGTGTAAGAAGATAGGCAACTGAATTGCCGTCTAAATTCTTATTGTCTGCATATATAGCGCTTTCCATTGCTATATATTCGTCAAAAGTTGGCGAACCTGAAGATGAAAATGTAGTGGTATTAACGCCAGATACATTAACAAGTCCAGTTGGCTCTCCAGAAGAACCTGATCCATTAAGAGCGGCATTATCTAAAGCAACGCCAGTAGCTCTTAAAAGGTTATTCCGAACCATGTTTTCTGTGCTGAAGCCGTCACTATTATTTAATAGCAAACGAGTAAGATCAGTATATACCCCAAGAACTTTTTCATCCAATGAAATTGTATCTAAACTTGGGTCAGAAGCGGAAACATCTCCACCTTCTGCTGAAACCCATCCAGCAGTTGATAATGATGAAACTCTTGGAATTGATACATTACCAGTATTTCCAGTTAGTCTGGTTACTGGTAGTTGTAAAATCGTTGAAAACGGTGTTAATGCGTCAACTAAATTTCCATAAGATTGATCTGTAAATACCACTGCTGAAGAATTTGTAGTATTCATAGTTCTAGCCATGTCACCACATACTTCTTCAGGAACAAAGAAACCTTGTGTTTCTCTGCCAACCTTTTTACCATAAGCTCTTGAAGCTTCTAATTCAAAAGCAGCTTCACTTTCTGGAATATAACCAGCTTTAGCTTTTGCAGCTTTTAATATAGAAAATTCTCTGCTTTCTTGGTCAGTTAAACCAATGTCATTTTTTTCCAATGGTTTGTTTTCGAGTTCTTGTAAAAGTGTTCCTCTAAATTCGTCTATTGAAACACCTTCGGCAACTGCTTTATCAGCAAGTTCCCTTTTGTTATGAGCAGTCGCTAGTGAATAAATATCACTAATTTCTTTTTCACGCTGCTTAACAGCTTTGTCTGAAGCAACTCTAATTTCTTCTTCATTGTCAATGCTGTTTTCTTTATTTTCAACTTGATCAGTCATAATATCATCCTTTTTCTGTTGAATTTTGTTAAAAGAAATTGAACGCCCAATACCAACGCTTTGATCAGCTGCACTAGAAACTAAACTCACTTCATAAGGAGTGAATTTTGCTCTAAATACATCTGTTTCATAGTCAGTATCTTCGACTTTGTTCAATTCATTAATTTGATAACCAATACTCACTTGTGTGCGTATGTTATCTTTTACATCTTGAAAAACTTCTTTCGCTTTTGTAGAATTTCCAAATCTTACAGTTGCATTAAGTCTGCCACGACTTTGATCCAAATAAGTGTTTTCAATAACCCCAATCATTTCATTCATGTCGTGATTTAAAAGCAATGGAGCTTTGTTATTTAGTCTGTCCAAGTTTATATCAGTTTCTCTATGACTTAGGATTTCCAATCCAAAATCACGCATTACTGGTTCTTCACTTGATACTGACATTGTGATAGTTCTGCTGTCATTATCATCACGAGTAAATTCAATTGGGAAAACTGCACGGGTTTCCTGTGCAACTTCTTCAGTTTCTTCAACCAACTCTAAATCAATTGGTTCAGAACGCTGTTCTTCTGTTTCAGATACTTCATCTTCAACAAATAAATTTTCATCTGGAGTAAAAACAATTTCCAATTCTTCATCTTCATTTCCAAATTCTAAATCTTCATCAATATTCATGGATTTTTCCTTTTTTATTATGGTAATTAATCTTCGTTTTGATTGTTTTCGCCATCATCATCAAAAGGTTCCCCAGTTTGTTGATTTATTTTAGTTCCGTAGGGCTCATAGGCGAGTTCTATGTTGAATTTTTCAGCTAATGCTGCTTGGCTATCCAATTCACTAAAATGTTGGCTCAATTGCTTACCATTTTGATTTAAACAATCTTGTATTGTTAATAGTCCATTTGATAAGCCCAGCTGATTAGCTTGTGCTTCTTTTAATGGATCAACGCTATGATAACCTCTAGCGTTAAATTCGACTGGATTTGCAAATTTATCATATTTTTGTATTGGTAAATTGATATTTCCAGTTGTTAATTCTCCTAATAACCATTTTCTATAAATTGGCTTACAAAAATGGTCTATAATAAATGTTTGCATTGTTTTAAATGCGTCACGTTCATCCAATAATCCTACTCTTGCAGAACTATATGATGTATTTGATAAATCATTTGATAATGATGAATATGAAACACCCAGGCCAGAAGCAATTGTTCTCATCATTGCTCTATCAAAATCACCAACACCAGTATTAGGGTGGTTCCAATTGGCAAATTCAATATCTGTGCCATGTGGTAAAACATCAATTGTGCCAGGTTCAAAGTTTAATGTTGGCATATAGCCATCATCATCCAAATAACCTTCAGCAATATCATTTTCACCAGTTGGGGTTCGTATAAATGCCATTTTACTTGCAGCAGATTTTGACGCCACAAGTTCACTTAATCTAAAATCTTGTAACCATTTTAATGGTGTCATTACAGAAGCTAACTTACTTGGATAACCTCTAGTCTGACCAAATCTTGTTGGCTCAAATAAATGTAACATTTCTTCAGCTGGAACATATGTTGATCTATTTAATTGAGTATCAGGCCCCATTGAAGTGTTCGCATATGGCTGGTCAGTTAGCCAATATCCTAATGGTTTTTGTGTTCTTTTATCAACTTCAACACCCATTTTAATTTGTCTGCCATTTTTTAAATCTTTATCAAGTAAAGCGTCTAAATAATCAGGTTCTAAAAATGATAATCTTAAACCTTCTGGGGTATAAAGACATTGAACAAGAATTTCACCATCTCTAATTAACCCTTCAACAATCATATTGTATAAATCAGGCATTGTGTATCTGCCTGACACTTCAGGATTTTCACAAAATTGATACCAACGCCGTTCAATTATATCATTTGCAAAATCATCCAATGATCCATCACTATCACGGGAATGAATTTGTATTTTAAAACCTTGTTGGTTACCAATAACACCTTGCTTCAACACTTGAAAATATCTTTGAACTGTTGGATTATTACGTGCCAAATCTCTTGTGCGATTTCGCATTACAGTCAAATTTTTTAAAGTGTCATCTGGTGATGTATCATTTGCCAACCAATCTGCAAATAAGCGACTGTTACTTGTTCCAGTAAAACTTCTTTTAGCAGCAGTTGTTTTTTTTCTTTTGAAAATATCCCAAAAAGCCATTTTTAAAATCCTGATTTAAAATAATTACGTATAGTTTGCCCTGTATGTAATCCTTGCCTGGCGCGGTTTTTTCTTAATTCTGTAACAACTCTTTTTTGATAATAGTCTTTTGCTTCAATCAATTCTGCTGGGCTCAATTTAGTTAAAGATCGACCAGCAATTGAATAACTAGCGTCATCTGATACAAAACGCCCTTCTAACAACGCTTTAATTTGTTCTAAAACTTTTTCAGAATGACTTCTTAAGTCTTGACCAGTTTTTTGCAAATTAAAATCTGGTAAAACTTCTAATGTGCCATCATAAATAATAAATCTTTCAGAACCTTTTGAAACAAAACCTTGTCCAGCATAAATACCTGGCGCAATGTCATCTGTATCAGTTTTTGCATATGTTACAACATGGGTTTTGTCGTCAGCTGTTGCTGTTATATCAAAACTATATTGCCCTTTATTTTCTCGAAAATAATAAACTAATGTCCATTGATCAGCTGGATAATCGCTATTATCAATTTTCCATTTCCATGTTGTTCCAGCATAACAAACAGTTGGTTCATATTTGATATAATCAGTTCCTAAATCTCCAATCGTCATTTTGGTTTAACTCCTAAAACAAAAACCCTAACAAATGTCCGACTTTGGTCAGTTTGAATAGTGTTTTTCAATTCATAAAAATATCCATTCTTGCCGCCACTTATGAACGCGCTTGTTGTTGTTCCAGATGTTGTATTACTTGCAATTGTTAAATCACTTGAACTAACTTCCCATGATGATGAACTTATTGTTTCGCCTGAAGATACAACACTTGACCAATTAAAAGCATAATCAAGTGTTGCTCCAGAAGATTTATAAGCGTCAACTTGCGATTGTAAGGAAACATTATTTGGTGCTCTCACCATGTTCCTACTCCTTAACCGCTAAGCTGCCAAACACCGTTTGCTGATAAAGTTAGCTGAAACGTGCTGTTTGTTGAAGAAACTGAGCCACCGCCAGTATCTAAATCAACATAACACATTAAAGCGTCTGAAGCGTGAGTGTCGTCATATATTGCTGCATATTTAGCAGTAATACTTACTGACGATCCAAAGCTAATGTCGTCTGCGTCAAATTTTACTGTTCCACCAGTCTCGGTGACAGCTATATTTGCTAATGTTTGTGCTGAATAATCACTATCTGCACATATATTTGTTAAATCACTCAATGTTGAGTGTGTTGCTGAAGGTGTATAACCTGAAGTCATTAACACACATTTAAAAGTGTCTGCATTACAATCAACATCCGCTTTTGCTAAATGCTCTTTGAAATCATTATAAAAAGTCCAATTTCCTGCTGCCATAATATTCTCCTATTTAAGCTGCTACTGTTATAATGCGGTCTTTTTTGACTATAACAACTCTGTCATCTTTGACTAAAATTGTTCCGCCAGAACCGCCTGAGGTTGTTTGAATAGTTACTGTTTGACCATCCAAGGTTAATGTTCCCGCGCCAACAGATACATTAATTGATATTTCTAAACTTACTGATTGACCATTAATGCTTAATGACCCGTTTCCAATTGTTAAAATATCACCTTCTGAAACTGTTACTGATTGTCCAGTAAGTGTTAAAGAAGCGCTGCCAGGTTGTGCTAGTTCATTTTCATTAAATTGAACTTGTTGCCCAGCAATTGATAACGACGCATTACCAGTAATGATTATATCACCTTCTTCAACTGATACATCTTCACCAGATAAAGATAATGAGCCATTATTAATATCTAAATTTTCACCTAAAACTAAATCAAGTGTTTGACCATTTATTGTTAATGTTGCCGTTCCCGGCGTTTCATCAACATCAATTTTGAATTCAACACTTTGTCCAGTTAAAGATAAACTTGCATTGTTTGGATTTACATTTAATCCAATAACATTTGTTGCATTTTGCCCAGCAATAGATAGCGAAGCATTGCTTGGGTTCGTTTGTGCTGCTGTTATAATTGTTACAGCTTGACCAGCTATGCTTAATGAGGCATTTACTGGTGATACATTTTGACCAACATTTTCAGTTAATAGTTGGCCGGAAATTGATAATGAGCCATTTTCAACAGGAATTTGGTCACCATCTTCAACTCCAATTGTCTGACCAGCAATTGATAATGTGCCATTATTTGTATTTAAAGAATGACCTTTAACAACATTTAATGTTTGCCCACTTATTGATAAACTAGCGTTGCCTGGGCTTGCATTAACAGCAGTTAATATTGTTGCTGCTTGACCAGATAAACTTAATGTTGCGTTGCCAGGAGATAAATTAATTCCTGAATTTTCAGTAATACTTTGACCAGCAATTGATAAAGAACCATTACCAGAAGTAATATTTAAACCAATAGCATTTGTTATGGCCTGACCAGATATTGATAGCGAACCATTTCCAATTGTTAATTCAACTGGTATCGCAACTGAACCTTCTGAAGAAAAAGTATCTTCTGAGTATGTTGTAAACCCAAAAGACATTGTATTATTCTTCTGTTATTTCATCATCAATCACTCTTGGATCAACCCAATCGTCATTTAAAACCCATCCATTTTCAGATGTATAGTAATATTTATAACCATGCCATTCTACATCTGGGTAATCGTTGACATCTTCATATAATAAGGAGTTAGTATTATTAACATCACTTATTATAATTTTTTGACCATTATCAGTAACAGTAGTTTGTGTTTCATTCATTTCAATTACAGCGTCATCAGTCAGAAAATAAATAGCTAAATTTGCTATTACTTTTCTTATTTCTGGAATTACTTCTTCTGTATTTGGATTAACACCTTCTGGCGTTACATCATCTGGTGTTTCATTGTTCCATGTTATAACTTTCATTTTTTTATCCTTTTATTATAAATTTAGTCGTTCCTGTTGATACTCCAATTTCTTTATCAGTTGAAGCAACTGATTGCCCTGTTGAAATAGCTCCAGTTGATTTATTTAAAGCCACTAATTGACCAGTTGTTAAACCTGATTGATTGCTGTCCACATTGCCATAAGTTTTTAAAACAACTGAATTTGTTGCTGTGACATCAGATTGAGCTATACCAAGAAAATTATCAGCATAATTTTCTCTTAAAATGCCAAAATCTTTAAGATTGTTTTTGCCATTTCCATAAGCGGTGTCATTGAAATTATTATATATTGCTCTGGTATTGTTATACATATCACCACCAGCAAATCTAAAAGTTATTCTGTAAGAGCCCTCTCTACCCCAACCAGAGTATGTATCTGTATAGTTACTTGGGTTAGTGTAATAAGGGCTTGAATTTGTAGGTTCAAAAATACCATAATGAATATCGTAATCATTATTTATTCCGTTACCATAAGCAAGAATTGCTTTATCAGCTTCGCTATCATAAAAACAATCTACTACTTGCAAGCCGCCAGAATTTAAACTTGTTTGTATTTCAGTAGTATTACCAACTGTTTGTGGAGTGCTGTTATCAGTTGTAGATGTAACAGGATCATAAAATAATTGGAAATCTACTATTGTTCCATATCTTGCAAATACATATTGATAACAATAAATTGTTCCGCTGGTATCTATGTTGCGTGTAAAAATACTTAAACCAGTTTGGTTACTATCACTTGCTTGATTAGCAACATGACTAGATGAGTTCCAACTAGCAGAAGTATCACTACTCCAATACAATTTATATATACCCCAAGTGCCAGTCCTAAATTCTCTTGGAGTGCCAATATAAACATAAGGAAGTGTTGGATGTTCTGCTACACAAACTTGATCTTTCATAGTCCAATAATATTGAATACCAGCTGAACCTAGTGAGTTCCATGAAGCACTAAGAGAATAATCTGATCCACCAAAGTAGCAGTTGCCAACATAAGCATAACTGTTGTCATACCATTGTATTCCAGCATAAGACACTAAAAACATAAATGAACCTAATGTTGTTGTGCCTGATAAAGTTCTTGCAGTGCAATCAACCCACTTAACAATGCACATATCGTTACTGCCGTCATTACGGCTATAAGAACTACTTGCTGTAAGTGTATCTTGTAAAGTTAAAGTATTATCACTAGCTAAAGTATATATAAATAGTTGGGCAGGAGAAGATGTTGCCCTAGTTATACCAATGCCAATAGCTTGAGTGCCATCATTCTTTTTACCTACATCTACATCAGCTCCACAATTAGTGTTACTGTATA